TCAGCGTGTTCGCAAACCACAGCTTCTGCGCGTCTGATACATATTCTTTTTCGCTATTTTCGGCGGTGTTCAGGCAGATCACCCGCAGCTTCTTGCTCTCAAAATCCCGATAACAGTAGCCCTCGGTGGTGCTGCCCATAATCGCGCCGGTGTTGTAAGCGCCGCACAGGCCGTACAGCTCCGCCACCGGCAGCACGCTGCCATTCTGCGCCTTGCTGTACTGCAAGCTGTCGTGGTTGCCAAGGGTGCGAAACTGCGGGATGCCGGAAAAGGCTTCGTCGATATCCGAGTTGATCTCCGCGAAGTGCCGCCGCCCCTCGGCCAGCGTGGTCGTTGCGCTACCTGCCGTGTAGTCTCCCAAATAACACGCAAAGTCGATGCCCGGCAGGATATACGTGAGCGCCTTCATCGCCATTCCAGCGTGTAGATTGCCGTTCACGATGTCCGCGCTGGTGTCAAGCTGGTGCGCGTCCGAGGCTGCGATAAAGACGATGCTTTCGCTCGTGCGCACGGCCTGCACCTTTTTGGCCACCTCCAGCGCCGCCTTCTTGATGTAGTCCGGGATATCCGCATGGACGATATTGTCCTTGCTGGGTATGCTTTTGATGGCATCGGCCATGCCGTCGAGCAGTGTTGCATCCGGTACGTCCACGCCCTTTGCTTTGATGGCCTCCTTAATAGCTGACTTTGCCTGACTGAGGCGCGTAATTTGACTTGATACGCTCATAGTGCACCCCCCAGTCTTTAGATTGCGGCCAAAGCGGTCTCGATGTCGGCCGACATCGAGACCTTACCTCCAGATGTATATCCGGCAGGGATGGTCACCTCGGTCGCGGTGAGGCCGTCGATGGTCTTGCTGATTGCGCCATTGTTGGCCATCGTGCCAGCAGTAAGTGTGCCGTCCGCCGTCACAAATTTATTACCGGCAAGTACGTGCGCCGCCGTCGCCGTCACGCCGGACACGTCCTTATACTTGGCCGGGATCGCCGTGACCGTGACCTTGCTTAGCACCTTGCCAGCCGTTGGCGTGATGTCTTGGGCAGAGTTGGCAGGCGTGGCGGTCTTGGTCTCCAGCACGATGGCGACCGTGCCCTTACCGGAGTGCTTGCCAGCGGGGACTGTATAGGACTGGTTATCGGTGGTCGCGTCAAGTGTCTTGGACACTGCACCGTTGTCCATCATCGTTCCCGCCTGTGTTACGCCGTCCGCGTCTACAAAGACCTTGTTTGCGAGCACATCGCCTGGCGCGGCGGTAGTCGCTGAAACATCCTGGTACGCTTCAGGAATCGCGCCGACTGTCACGCCGCTCAGGCCATAGTATCCCTGGTCGGGGGTGACTGCCTGTTGCTCTTTAGTTGGGGTGACGGTCTTTGCCTGAAGCTGATAGTTACCGCCGCCGGAAACACCCTTGACCGTGCCGGTGCCGTTGTGGTAGCCTTTCGGGATCGTGTAGCTCTCGCCCTCCTTGACGCTTGCATCAACGGCGCCCTGATTCTTAATGGCCGCAGCGGCGGTCGCCAGCGTGTCCAGCTTGTCCGTGGACGCTGCCAGCCCCAGACCGACAAGCCAAGTCCGAAGCTTGTTCCGGGCGGTCTGCAATCTTGTGATTTCAGTTTGTGTACTCATACGTTCCTCCTCAGATCGTCGCAAGTAAGGCGTTAATGTTGCCGATTTCCAGATACACACCGGCGGACGTGATGGGCTTCGTGTTGTCCCGCTCTACCGCATCCGCAGTATCAACGGCAAGCGTGTTCGTTTTGGCGTCCAGTATCAGCCCGTTGCCGATCTGATACTTTGTGCCGCCTCCGCCCGATCGCGCCGCCTCGTTGATCGCGGCCACAATGGTGGATTTGTCCTCCGTCGCCAAGCCGCCAAGGTCGCCAATCTCGGCGCGCAGCCTGTCAAAGCCCGCGTGCTCCGTCGGCGTGTAGACGTAGTCTGCGGGCTTGGCGCGCTTATGGACCGCAAAGTCCACCTGCACCTTGGTATAGCCGCCCGCGTCGTCGGTGACGTAGGCGTAGGCCGTCAGCGGATGCCAGTCTTGCAGCAGCTCATCGGGGATGATGGCCGTGCCGTCGTCTCCGACGTCCACGTCCACCGACCTGCCGAAGCACTTATTTTGATAGTGCACCTGCTTGACGCTGCTGTCGTCCACCCGGACCCGCCGCCCGGTGTCCCACTGCCACAGCGCCCCACGGCCATCTGCGATTGTGATAGTCATGCGGTTACCTCCTTGTACCTGCCGACGACGTAATAACTGATCCTTGGATTCTTCAGCGTCGCGTCGGATGCTCTCACGCACTGATACGCCGGCGCGTGTGTCAGCGACGTGCCCGTGTCGTTTTCGGTGTTGGTTGCACACCAAAAGTTTGCGCCATCGGCAATCGGCGTTGCTGTGACGGCCGGCTGATCCACAAACGCAAAGGGATACTGCCGGGCGGACTTGTTGATTGCCACCCCCATCCACGACGCAGTATACAGGTCGCCCCAGGTCTGAGCCGTCATCGTCAGCGTGTCGGCGCCAAATACCGCCCACATCTCGGCGATACCGGATGCCCACTTGCGCCACGTCCACACACCGGTCGTGCCCTGCGCGGTGATGTAGTCGGCCCCAGCCGCGCCGCCCGAACCGCTGCCGGATGCGCCGCCGTCGGACGTGTTGTAGCTGCTGCCGGATTCGACGCTATTCCCGACCGATGTTTTGCCGGAAAAAACGAATGTGTACTCCGTGATGATTGATGGGTATTCCCGGCCGTTGATGTCCTTGACGATGACCTTGTCGAAAATGTCAAGGCGCGGATCAGACGGAAGATCACCAGAAAATTTATATACCGGCTTTTCTTTCAGCTGCACGTACAGCGACGCAGCAGCAGCTTCGGCGGCAACGGTGATCGACCCTGCCGGCCCTTCAATTCCAAGCCACAGGTTGTCGTCGTTCAGTTCAACGACGTAGCCTCCGGCACCAAAAAAATACGTGTGCTCCTGCCCGTCACTGGCGAACGTCTTTTTCACTCGCACGCCTGTAACTTCTACCGGCGTTTTCGCCACTTCTACCGGATTGATCCACTGCGCCAGCGTAACGTCCGCTGCCGACGGCACAAGCCGTGCAAACAGCGTATTTCCTGATACAACAGCGTTGCCGCCGCAGGCCAGCACGATTGCTTCGATCACTTGCCGGATGGTGTGCTTCGCATCCACGGTCGCCAGCGCGTTATACTGCAAATCCAGCGGGCCAGCCGTCAGACCAAGCTGCTGCGCCGCCAGTTGCCACAGTTCCGGATAGCTGTGTTCGCCCTGCATCGCCGCCGGGCACGGCACGTCTGCCGCCTTCATGGCGTCGTAACAGGTAAGCGTGGTAACATCGTGCACGGTTTCCACTTCGTAGACCTTGAAGCTGCCCATGTCCACCATGCGCTCAACGCCGTCAATAGTGATCGCCGCTTTCAGGTGCGCCGTGGCCCCTTCGTACAATGACCAGTAGTCGGCGTTTGACCACCCAATGTCGTACATTTCGATCGTCGCACATTTGCACACTGAAAGTCCGACCGGGTAACTGCCGGATGATGTCTGCGCTGTGATCTTTGTTCCGCCCGGGCGGAAAAACTGCCGACCTTCCTGCAGATAGCTGCCGGCCTTGATTGTCACGGTTTCGTCGCCCCAGACAAATGTGACATCATGATCCCACGTAAAAGATACATCGACCACGAAGTTCGTCTGCGACGGGTAAACACTTGTGATCTGGCTTTCAACTGTTCGCATATCATGTCACCCCCATCACGTCAGCGGATTGACGCCGACCATGTTAAATTCCAGGGACGTAAACAGTTCCTTGTTTTCGTTCAGCCGGCCAATGTCAAGCTGCCCCTTGCCGACGTAAAACCACGACGTACACCACGCGCCATAGTAGGCGGAAAAGTAGTGCAGCTGGAATTGCTGGCCTTTGGCGATGATCTTCAGGATCTGCGACAGCATGGTTTTGCTGATTGACGCCCGGCTATACCCCAGTGCTTCCACCGTGAATAGCGGGCTGACAACAGCCACGCCCGTCTGGACGCGGCCGCTGTCTTCCGTGTAGGTCGTTTCGAAGTCATACGACAGCGCGCCGGAATCGGGCTGGGGAAGTACCAGCCAGCCATCCGACGCGCTTTTGCGAATTTTAATGTATTCTTGTGCCATGTGTTACACCGCTACAAGCGGGTTTTTACCCGTTTGCCCTTTCCGCAGTTTTGCTTCGGTAATGACTTCGTCAAACAGCGTCCGGCGATCCAGCCGCGCAATGAATTCGTATCGGCTGCCAGCGCTGCCAGCTTCTTCGCGCACGATCTGGCGCAGCAGGGATTCCGGCGCTTCCAGGTTGTTGCCGTTGCGCTGGTCGCCCAGCACGGCAAGGAACTGCCGGTTCGCCGGGATGACCGCACCGCGCGCCAGCATCGGGATCTGCGGCACTGGCAGCGGATTCACGCCCCACATATTCTGGAACGGTGAAATGCCGAGGAAGTGCGCATTGCGGATCGTATTCAGCATGGAATTGATCTTGTTGAACGGCACGGCGATGATCGTGTTCATGCCGCGAATGATGGCGTTGACGACCGTGTGGAAAGTGTTTTCGATGCCTTCTTTGATGCCTGACCAGATACGGCCGCCGGTCGAAAACACGTCCTTAACCTTCTGCCATGCATCGCGGAATTTGCCCTGAAACCATTCCGGCACGGATTTGAACGCGTTTTTGATGCCCTCCCAGGCGGATGAAGCACCGGAGGCGACCTTTTCCCACAGGGATTTGAAGCCGTCCTGCAGGCCGCCAATCGGATTCATTAAATCCAACAAACCGAGGCCCACTTTTTTGATGCCTTCCCACACGTTGCCGTCTAGTATGTCGGCGATACCTTCCAGCACCAAACCGACGCTGCTAAGAATCCACGCGATTCGCTGCATCGCCACATACAAGACGGTTTTCACGATGAACTGCACGACCGGCGAATCCCAGATACGCTTCAGGGATTCGATGATTGAACGAAGTGCTTCGCCGATTTTCGTCAACCCCGCCTGGACGTTGTCCGGCAGCTTGACCTGGCTGACGCCGCTAAAATCAGGCGCGGCAGCCCCGCCGCCACCGCCTCCGCCGCCGGAACTGTCGTTTGATTCCCAGCGGTTCATTTCGTCCAGCCCAGAAAGCTGTCGCTTCGCTTTTTCCGCCGCGTCACCGGCTGCGGATGTGGCGTTTGCCTGCTGGTACAATGCTTTGGCGTTGGCCTGTGCCTGCGATGCCGTCTGACCGAAGATTGCGCCAAATACAGACGAAATAACGGCCGTAAGCTTCGCCAGCCATGACAGCAGCGTCCGAATGGCGGGAAGAACAAAACTATAAATCGGCGCGAAGGCCGTCAGCAGATTGCCCCTGATCTGCGCAAGGGACGCAGACATTTGCTTGTCTGCGTTGATGGTGTTCAGCAGCACAGACCGCATGGCGCGCAGCGCCTTCGCGATCAACGTAAAGATAAACACTTTCTTCGCGATGGTGGCAATGCGCTTTGCGAATTTGCCCATTTGTTCGGACACTTTCGACGTCGATGCAGCCGCTGACTGCTGCTTCTGCATGTAGGCGCCTATAGCGTCGTTTGCCTTGGCCTGGTCCGCCTGCAATCCCTGCAACTGCAGTTGCGCGTCTTTCATCTGCTGCGTCGTTTTCTGGATTGCATCGCCGGTTTCCTGCGATACTGTCCCGGTGCTTCTGGTTTTCTTTTCGTTTTCGGCAACAGCCTGCAGTTCTTCCAGCTGCTGACGCAGCGCGGCTACCTTCTGTGCGGCCTTGTCCACATTGTTCGCAGCCTTTTTCGCGTTGTTTTCCAGCTTCGCAAGGCCAGCGTCAAACTGGCCACTGTTTATCGTTGTATCAAATACCAGATCGCCGACAACATCAGCCATCGCGCACACCCCCTGTCATCAGCTGCCGGATGAATTCATCTTCGTCATCGGTCAGATGCGCCGACTTGAAATCAATCAATTCCCGGTTTTCGTCGTAGTATTCGCGTTCCCACTTTTCCAGCTTCTTGTGCTTGCGCAGCTTCCGCCGGATGTCCAGGATCGTGGAAAACGTGCAGTCACCGATCTCCATGTAGTAGCCGACGAACGTCCACCAGTGCATATACGGCAGCGCGCGCACGTCCTGCCCGGCTACGCGGTTGATCGGCGCAATAATCATCGGGAAATCCTGTTCCCAGTCCATCTGCTTCGGCTGCTGCCGCTGGTCGCCGCGATCCACGCCGCCGTCTAAAAACCACAGCATGAATTTCACCGCGGCGGCCATGTCCGTGATCTGATCCCAGTCCGGGTAAAAGATCTTGACCGCCACTTCGGCGCGATCCTGATCTGTCAGCTCCGGGTCATTCAGCGCGGCGCAGATGTCCAGAATTTCGCGGAAGTCGCTTCGGATACGAAAACATCGGCCGCCGATGCACGCAGTCTTTGGCAGGCCGGTATTCATGATCTGCGCTTCTTCCTACGCTGGCCGCCGCCGCTGTATTTATCCAGGTATTTTGCCTGGCGTTTCTGCGCGGCAGCGGTCGCAGCGTCCATGTCGCGCCGGATCTGGCGCGAAACCGCTTCCAAAAACGAAATGATCTGAAGGGAACCGGACGGCGTGAGCGAAACGCAGTAGGCTTTGCCGAACACTGTATCGCAGACGGGCGAAGGGAACGCCGCGTCCACCTGTTCGCGTGCGTAGGCGTCCAGCTCGCGGATTGTCGTGCGAGCGTCCGTATCGCTTTCCTGCGTGCCCATTTCGTCGGCTTTGGCCTTGATCGCCATCGCTACCGCTTCCAGCCGGTCGATGATACCGATGTCGTTCGGGTCAAAATAGATCTTCCGGTTTGCGTCGCCGTTAATGGTGAACGCTTTCAGGCCGGTTTCAAATGAAATGTTATTGCTCACGCCGTCACCCCCTTAGGCCGTTGCTTTTGTGAACGTAGCCACGCCGTCGGCGATGGCCGCCGTGCCAACCGTGCGCGTTCCGCCGTAGGTCACGTCGAACGGCATATCCACCGTCTTGTCGCCGCCCAGCGACTTCACTTCAATCGCGCATCCGCTATATCGTTCGGCGAACATCGCCGTGTCCTTCGTGCCGGCATAGCAGTGCACGATCATCATGTCCTGTTCGGCCAGCGCCGCAACGTCCTGATCCTTAATCGCCATCTGCCACAGCTTCGTCAACGCGGTTTCGCCGGCGTCCAGATTGCACGGGTCAAAGGTCTGCGTGATGGTCGGTGCAGACATGGTGGTAAACGTGTTGCCAAGAATGTCCTGCGTGGTTTCCTTATTCCAGTCATATTCCTGGCTGCTGTCTTCCACGCGCTTGCCGATGATCGACCAAACCGGCGCGGAAGACGTGCCGGTATTCAGGAAGGCCATCAGCAGCTTGCGGGCGATCGTCTGACCCGCAGTGGTGTTAAAAGTCGTACTTTCAGGCATAATGCATCACCTTTCAAAATTATTGTCGTACCGCATCGACAGGGACACGGCCCAGTCTTCCACACCGTCGGCATAGCGCCCGGCCAAATAGGCCGCCGACACCTGTACAAATGCAGTGATCGTCCGGCCATCGCCGAGGTCTGGCCACGCGGCAAGCGTGCGCTGCTGGCCGTCCGCCGTGATTGGCTGTTTTTCAATCCAGCGCGCCAGTTTGTCCAGCCAACCCTTGATGTGGATGCGGTCCGTTTCCGACTGCGGTACGGCGCGGTATACAACCTGAAACGCATAGTTGCATTTCTGGTACACACCGCCCATGATGTCGGTCGTTTCGCTGATCACCGTCGCCGCAGCGGACGGATAGATCCCGACGCCGGACTTGTCGCCCAGCTCGCCGAACCGGATTTCCCGCGCGCCAATGGCCGGGAAGCCATTCAGCAAGCCGCTCAGGATCGTCGAAAAATCTTTTGTGTCAACCATTTGATTCCCCCAGGATGATCCGTTTGCAGCCATCCGCCCACTCTTTTCCGTGTTCGTTTTGCGCGACTTCCGCCCAGCGCGGCACGCCGGCCGCAAACCGCAGGTCGCGGTCAGTCGCAACAAGTGTCGCGCCATTTCTAAAACGCGGGCCGACATTCGGAATGTTCGCAGGGCCTTTCCCGGTTTTTGAATCCGCCATGACCTTACCCATATACAGATACCGTGCATATGGGCCGGGGAACACGACCTGCCGGCCGCCTTCGGCGACATACGACCGATGCTGCAAGTTCCCACTGCGATACGGCATATATAGCTTGCTGTCCGCAAGCACCTGCTTCCCCAGCCATTCCTGCGCTTTGGCGAATCGCGGGCCGTATTTGGCGAACCGGAGATTTACCCGGACGTGCCCTTTGACATAGCTGACGTCCTTATAGTGCTTGATGTCGCTCATGACGCCGTTACCTCAAAGTGTGCAATCAGCGGAAACCACGCGCAGGATGTGATGCGGTGGCACTCCGTGACTTTGCACAGCACATCGTATTCCGCCCAGTCGTGATCGCCGCGGCAGAAATAGTCGCCGGGCTGAAATGCGATCAGTCTACTGCGGTCATCCGCCGCCTGGTACACTTCCGGCGTCGCATAGGTCAGCGCGCCGATGGCCGCTTTCGGGACAAGCAGCAGCACATAGTGCCCCGGCACATCGCCGGTCGTACCTGGCGTCATAGCGGTTTTTGCTTCCACCTTGACGCCGGCCAGCACGTGCCGCACCAACGTATCGGCCTGACCGCGCGCGCCGCGCACGCGCGAAAAAAGCGTGATCGTATCGCTATGCAGCAGCAGCATCAGCACGTCACCCCCGCGTACAGCACAAGGACGCCATCCACGGCCACGCCGGAAAGCCAGCGCCGAAGCAAGTCAAACACCAGCTCGTCTCGCGCTGCTATGGTCTTCGCAGCGGTCGTGTAGCAGCTGTCGGCCGCTTTATATGTGATCGATTCGCTGCCGGACGACACCGACGCCACAGGGCCGGCGGTTTTTACGCCGCCGACGTCTACGGTTTCAGCCGCGCTGTCACGCGCCTGGTCAATGCGGTAAAGGCATTCGGCCAGTTCGCACGCGCAGTCCTGCAGCTTTTCGGCGTCGATCGTGGATTCCGGCAGCGTGCCGCCGAAGCGGTCGAACGTAAAGCGGTCGATCTCCCGCGACGCCGCACGCAGGTAGCGTGTGGCGGTCGATTCATCGCAGAACGGGGACAGATCGTCCCCGTACCGTTTTACGTATGTGTCAAAATCCGCGTACACCGTGATTCACCTGCCGATCACGCGCTTGCGTAGGACTTCACGTGCACCTGCGCAGCGTCCAGCACACGCAGGGCGGCGTTTTCTTCGACCTGTGCCTTCGTACCGGCAAACAGCTCAGAATCGACCATGCGGACAATGCTGAAGTTATCGCCGACGCCGAAAGCGTTCGGGTCGTACATGATGAATTCCACCTTCGCAAGGTTCGCCGCCGTAACACTGGCCTTCGTGCCGCCGTGCGGATAGTAGGCAAGATCAGCGGACGATGCAAAGCCGTTGACTTCGATCCAGGTAAAGCCCATGAAACTGCCTACCTGGCCGCCGGCAGCGGCGGCCAGCAGCATTTCGTTGGACGTCGGGATATACTTCTCACCGGCGAACTCCAGCATCGTCGCGAAGAAGTCCGGGCTGCAAAGCACGATGGTGGGGTTGGCTTTCGCCTTGACCATGGCTTTGCGTTCGGCCAGTACCTGCGCCTTGAAGTTGGCCGCAGTGGTCTTCGTGGTGTTGGTGGACGCCGTACCCTCGGAGATCAGGCAGGCAAGCGCGCACTGGTTCTTTGCCTCCGCGACTTCACGGGTGGCAAGGGCCAGATGCTCCTCGGCAATCGGGAACGCCACAGCGGCAGCCTGCACGCCGTAGATCTTCTTCGACGCCTGCAGGTTGTTGTTGAAAACGGCCTGAACCAGCGTGTCAGCGGCAGCGGTGTCCGTGAAGTCACGGCCGGGCGTACCGACAGACGCCGCGGTGGAGGTCAGCTTGTGCCAGTAGCAGCCACCGGCGCCGTCGACCATCACGTCCTGATAGGTCACGCCAGGCACAAGCCAGGTCTTATAAAACAGGTTGGGAAGAACAGTTGCCTTGTACTGTTCATCGACATACATGGATCCATACTGGATAGACATAGATCATCATTTCCTTTCGTAGTCTTAGCCCCTGAAAAACGGATTGTTTTTGTATTTCTGGGCTACGTATTCTTTTGCGCCACCCGCCGGCGGCACCATGCCGCTGTGATCGGACGAAAAGCGCGCCTTGCTGGCGGGATCGGCCACAAGGATGCCGGGGATCTCCTTGCCGTTCTGATCGGTGACAAGGCCGGTAAACAGGTCGTCGATCGACTTGCCGCGCGCATCGTCGGAGCCAAGAGCCGTCACCAGCTTGTCCGTGATGCTTTCGCGCGTGATGTCGTTGACGAAGTGCTTTCCAGACAGGAACGTGTCCACCGTGCTGCGCAGCTTCACGGCAGCGGCGTCCTTCTTACGGTTGTCCCGCTCGGTCTGCAGGTCATTGGTCAGGGTCGTGATCTGACCTTTCAGCGCTGCGACATCCACGCCGTCAAAGGCGGCAAGCTTGCCCTGCACGTCTTTCAGCGATGTGTCCAGCGCGTCGTGGCGTTCCTGCAGCTTCTGAAACTCCGCCACGGTCTTGTAGTTCTCGGCGACGGCCTTGCGCAGATCCGCCGCCTTTCCTTCCGGAATCGTGATGCCGAAGTCGGAAAGAATGGTCTCGATGTTCTTCATGCGTAATCCTCCTGAACGTGATTTTTAACAGCCCGTCGACTGTACGGATTGAGCCGGATGAACCACCGGCGGGGTCGTGATATGGCAAAGGGGCAGCCGGTTTCCCGTCCGCCCCTGCGTATCCTGATTTGATTTTGGGCATAAGAAAACCACCTTGCCGATTGGTAAGATGGTTTCTCTAATTATTATGTGAAATAATTTTCACGTTGGATTTATCTTGACGTTGTTTTTAAATATCCAGCTGGTCGCAGATCTGCGAAAGTGACTTACCACAAATAAACGGAATATTCATTGCATCGTCCACCGAATGTGCGTCCACTGCATATCCATCGTAGCAAAGCGCAATGTCCTCCCGGCTGAACGGGCAAATAGACCCGAATTTCCCTTGATATGCAAAATCAATGTCTTGGGTAAGATCATCAATCCAAGCCCTTAAATCCTTCGCGTTCACAGTATATCCGCGTTCTCCTTTCGTTCCTGATCGGTGAGCTCACGCGTCGCTCTGGTCTGGCGCCTGTCGTCATCCCAGGTAATGTCGTGCGCGTGCTCTCCTTTGGCTCCGTATGGATGCCTTTTCGGATTCCCGTGCGGCCCATTACTGATCTGCCTGCATTGCCAACCATCCGCATCAAAAAATGTTCTGTCGCGTTGTTTGCCGCCCATAGAAGCGGTATCAACAACTGCATAAGAACGATACTGCCCGGGAACGTGTGGTTTGGCTTTTGAAGTCCAGTCATCAGTTACAACTATCGTTCCGTCTTTATTATAGTGATATTTCTTGTATTTATCAAGTTCTTTACGTACCGCCGCAGATGCGGTTGACGCCGCCGAGCGATCCCAGCCCGCAACGGCCAGCCGATCGTGGTACAGTTTCAGGTCGTTATCGGTGCAGAACTTCGTGTAGGCCGCGTTCTGATCCTGCAGGCGCTTGGCGGACTGCGTGTATTTCTCCTGCAGCTTTGCCTTGGCCGCCGGATCTTCGCAGCTTTTCACGGCTGTATGCAGCGCCGTGCACTTGCGCTTCTGCGCCCGGATGCGGCGTTCCATCGCGCGCTGCGTCTGCGACAGCTCATAGGCGCGCCGGTTGGCTTCGGTATCGATCGGCTTGTTATTGTTCCGGCTAACGCCAGGGAGGAACGGTGTGAAGGAATGGCGGCAGTTATAGCCGCAAAGGCCCAGCGGATTTTCCGGGTAGCCGGTCGCATCCAGCAGGTTATCAAACTGCGCGTCCTTGCCGTCGATGCAGTACACCTTGCCCTGCCAGCCGGCATGATCGGCGACCGGGTCGGTATCAGATACACGCGCGCCCAGATGCTGCGACACAAGCACATGATTCCAGCCCATGTCTTTGCACTGCTGGATCGTCATGTTACCGGATGACTGCGCCACGCCCGTGCGGATGCAGCGCAGCACCGCCACTTCCAGCGTGTCCTTGTGGCCGGACGGGTACCGAACGGTCGGCTGAAACTGCCCAAGCGCCTTCACGCCTTCCAGCATGGCAGCAGTGTAGGACTGCGCGCCGGTGCGTACTTTCCAGTATGCATCGTCGCAGATGTCGATAAACGCCTGATTGGTCGCGCCGGCCGTTGTGCGCGTGATGTTGGATATTTCACCGACCGTGCGTTCATAGGCGTCTGTAATGATCGCCATCATGCGGGGCGACAGGCCGGAAAACGTCACAGCGGCAGCTTCGGCGTCTGCCTTTGCCGCCTGAATACCGCGGTCCTTGAAGATCTTCGCGATTTCCTGCTGCGATTTGCCGGTGCTTTTGGCCAACGCCTTCTGGATTTCGTCCAGATTCCCGCCGGCCTGTTTCAGCACCCACGCCTGCCATTCATCCGTGCCGGTCAGCAGCTTTTCTTCGCCGCGGCCGAAGCGAATCATGAAGCGCTCGATCATGTCGCGGGCGATCCATTCCGTCAGGTCGTCCAGCAGCGGCAGCAGGGTTTCGCCGATTTCCTGAAACTGTTCCGGGGTGATCATTCGGTATCAGGAAACAGCCCCGGTTTCGCCGTGTTGGCTTCGGCATAGGCCGCTTTCGCATCGTCTTCGCTGAAGCCTTCAAAGCGCACCAGATACATCCACCACGGCAAAACGCCGAGCTGGCAAAGGCTTTTCGTGTTCTGCCGGTCTTCTTCGTAACTGTACGTGATGTCGCCAAAATTATACGCCACGGTATACGTACCATAGGGCGCCAGATCATAGATATCGGCATAGTCATTCAGCGCCTGAATCAGATCATCCAAAGCTGCCTGGATGCGGTCGCGGATGTCCTTGATGCGCTGGATGGTGCGGCGGTCATCGGCTTCCACCTGCGTTGCAGTAGCAAGGCCCTGTTTTTCGTTGTAGCTGAAATAGCCTTCGGAAAAGCCGCACTTGGTCGACAGGCTTTGCAGCAGCATATTGATGCCGGTCTGGCGTTCGCCGGTTTTCAGCTTGCGGTCGATTTCCTGATAGAAGCTTTCGGCCGCCGAGCCGGCAACGTTTTGCACATAGCGCGGCAGCCGCACGGAAACATTCTTCCGCCCGGGTTCGCGCAACAGCCGATCATCCACAAGGGCGATCGACCGGGAATCCTGAATTTCGTCCACCATGGCAGACCATGCAACATCCAGCCCGCGCAGTTCCGGCAGGGCGTTGGCGTAGATAGACATACCGCATGCGCCGCCGTCAATGTTGTTGGCGTCCGGCATGGTGCACACAGCAAATAGCGGCGCAGTATCATCCAGCACGGCGTCCGGCAGGATGCCCACCCAATCCGGCACTTCATCCAGATTCACACGGGATGCCGCTGTTTTGCCCTTCGCCAGCCGGAACGCGCGGTTGGAAACCACATAATGCGTCCCTTCGTAGCGGTGGTATTCGGCCTTGACGTAGTAATAATCCGGCGTTGCCTTCGTGTCATACAGCACGACGCCGATCACACGCTTGCGGTTATCCACAGCCGTGATCGTAAATTCCGGCGGCGTGTACAGACCGATGCTGTCCGGCGTGGGTTTCAGCAGGAACATACCGGCGGCGCATCCCACGTCCATCATGTCACGCAGAAACGGAATCAGTTCTTCGTTCAGACGTTCCTGCAGCCAATCCGCGCGGGCCGAGCCGGACAGTTCGACGCTGACGCCCATCGTCGCAAGGCGCGCAGCTTCGCCGGTCACGGCCTTTGCAAAATTGATGGTGCGATCCTGATCGTTTGCCCACGGTGGGGTGCCCATCCAGATCTGCATCCACAGGTCTTCCGCTTCGCGCATTTCCGGCGTTACCAGCGGCGCAATGCGGAATTCTTCGCGGATCTGCTTTTTCACGCTGTCCAGCGGGATATTGTTTTTCACAGGCAGCCAACCTCCTTGAACACTTCGCACATTTTCGGAAACTGTGAAGCAATCCAGTCCACGTATGTTTCGTCATGGCCGTATTCCGGATGCGTAAAGTTTTCGGACAGCCCGCTTTCAAACAGAAATGCATGAATGATCTCATGACGCATAACTTTTTTCTGATAGACGCTAAAGTCTTTCAGGTCGCAGTCTTTGGCCTTTTTTGAAATAACAATGGTCTTTACCGTTTTGTCGCAGTAACCATCGCATTTTTCAAGCATTGCATCTTCGGCCGCCGTGGCTTCAATGATTTCGTATTCCGTCCCCAAAATATTTACAGTCATGCACTTGCCCCCCTGCGCATCGTCAGCGGTTCCAGTGCGTACCGCGTGGCGTCGATGCTATGGTTATTCACGTCCGGGTATCCGGTGACGACGTTGCCGTCCCTGTCCCGCTCGTATTCGTATTCTGAAAATTCTTTCGCTGCATTCGGGCAGCGCACCGGGTCGATGATGATGCGCCGACGCTGCAGCCACTTCATACCGTGTTCGATCGACCCCGGGCCTTTAACGGCACCGGTGACGGGTAAGCCCATTTCGCGGTGATCGTTGACGCTTTTCGGTTCGGCCGAATCGGCCGTGATGGTGTAATCGTCATAGCCGTGTTCGATGATCCAGCGCGCCGTCTGCTCGTTCGATTCCTTGTTGACGTAGTGTTCCGCGTAGATATACACCGCCTCGCGGTCACTGTCGTAGTAGCAGCGGATGAAGCAGTACGGATCAGGATACCATCCCCAGTCTTCGCCCTGGAAGATGCGGTCAAAATGCGAAATTTCTTCGTCTGTGATCTCCCGCAGCTCCAGATAGTCAAATACACTGCCGCCGTCGCCATTGGCTACGCCCTCGTATTCATGTTCATATGCTGCCGGATTGACCTCTTTCAGGTGCTCCGCGTCGGCGATAAACTTTGCGCCCAGCCATTCCGGCGGGGCTTCCGTGTAGCTAGAATGGTGGAAAACGCGCCCCGGATCCGGGACAAGCCGCTCCTTGTTGACCCAACTGGACTTGGATTTCGGCGGGTTATAGGACGAAAAGTCGTAAGAATCCGCGCCGCCGCGCAGCACGGATTGGTTGATAGAACGTTCTTCTTCCGGCCCGCAAAGCTGGTCTTTTTCTTCCTTCCACAGGATTCCAATATACCCAAACGGCGGCTTGATGGATTTCAGTTTCAGCGGGTCGTCACAGCCGCGAAAATAAATCGTCTGGCCGGTTTCTTTCAGCACGATTTCCAGCGGCGACAGCTTGCAGTTGAACTCATCGTATAGCCCCAGCTCGTTGATCGCCCATTTCATCTGGGCATACACGCTATCTTTCAGGGTGTTGCCCATCTTGCGGATGATACAGGCGTGCATCGTCGGGTTATTTTTCAGCAGCTCGACGATTTTCAGGGATATATACGATGATTTCAGGCCGCCGCGGCCGCCTTCAAAGACATATGTCATGTTCGGCTGTATGCGCCGATTGATGTCAACGAACGCCCGGCCGAGGACGCGCGCGGGCAGCTCATAATGCGCGGATGCGCGCGCTGCTTCCTTTGTTTCCAGCTCTTCCTTAATGCGCAGCGACTTCTCCAAATCGCCCGCCGCACGGAGGCGGTCAGCGATAGAGGTTTCAATGCCGAACTGGTCTTTTTCCTGACCACGCATGATCGCCGTGCGCAGCTCCTGGATCTCTTTCAGGGATGCCGTGCGATCAGATTCAATTTCTGTCTGTCGCTGCGCTATATAGATTTTGATGTCGGGTTTTGTGAGGTTTTCCGCGCCGATGGATTTGGCGGTTTTCGCCGAGTATCCCGCCCGGCGCGCCGCCTCGGTCGCGTTGCCCAACTCAATGTAAAAATCCGCAAAAGCGCGCTGCTTTGGCGTTAGATTCATGGGATCACCCGCTATAGATTTTCGCCAGCGTTTTTACGACATCCGCCATGCTGTAAGTCTCCAGTACGCGCGTGCTGGTATGCTTCCCGGTTTCGTCGGTTTCCGCCTTTTCCAGCACGTATTTTGTTACCATCCGGCCAAGCCGCTCGGAGTAGTGCTGTAGCTGATTGACTTTGTAATGCTCGCCGCGCTGGTTCAGCGCTGTCTGCAGTTTGTAGGTAAGTTGTTTCAGATTCATAACCGCGCCACCGCACCAGAATGCGCAAAGCACCGAACCCGAAAACGGGCCGGTGCTTTGCTTCGTTGAGAGACATGGGAAAACCGGAGTTGACAATTTCAATCCACGCGCCCCGTCGGGCGCGACCGCAAAAGGAAGAAGAAAAGAGAGGTATTTCATGTGGAGAACGCGGGACTGGTCTCTCTCGCAATCCCGCGATATCACTTTAACACAGATTTTCGAAAAAATCGTCTCACTTTTTTCTCATCTTTCCGTCAGCTCTCCGTGAGGCCATACATGATAATCGTGAAATTCCGAAGCGCGCTGTCTTTCCAACGGTATGCTGTTGGCTTCTCGATGGCCAATTCCCGGCACAGCCGCTCGACGCCGCCGATGCACGGCGTGATGTAAAAGCGCTGCAGCACGCAGCGGTCTCGCTCTGAGAGCTGATTCAAGGCACGATCCACACGGCGCACCCGGTTCTCGGTCAAGCGCTGCGCCTCTTCCAGCCGCTCACGTTTCAGGATGTTGTTGACGAGCGCATTGTCCCTGCCGTTTGAGCCACCGGCGACCGGGCTGCCATCCGCCGATGCACTGCGGATACTCGTGATCTCCGTTGCCAAGTCAGCGATCTGATCTCTGATGTTTTCAATTGCCGCCTTTCGGTTCGTGTAGTTTCGCAGCTCATCAGCCGCCTCCCGTTTCCAGTCCAACATCCTCACCTCCTTTGTCAGTCATCCCAAGCAACCCATCTTGTCGATGCAAGTGCCCGCCACGCCTTTGTAATTCATCATTTCACACCGCCTCGCTCCCCGGGACGATGCGATCCCAGCAGGCCGCGCACAACACAGCATTCACCGAACTATGCGGGCACGGCTTGTTCATCGGCTCGTAGCCATAGTCTTGCGGGCATCCACAACAGCCACCGGAAAATGCTTCATCTACCAAAGCAGGATACTCAACAGCCAGCAGGTCACGGAAAGTTCCACCGCGCTTCTCCCTTGCTAGCATATCTTCCAGAAAATCGTCATAATTCATCGTCGGCACGCCGACATAGTCACACCACGCGCGTTCCAGCTTCGCGCCGGCGGATTCCACCCAGTCCGGAAGGAACACAACGTAGTCCACTGCCTCCATCTCAGCGAAGCAGATGCGCATATAGTCCAGCTTGGCCAGCCCCTCCGGCGCTGTGGCCGGATTGATGACCGTCGCGCCCTGCCGCTCAAGCTGTGCAGCCGCTCGGGCAAATTTCCCCTTATAGTCCGGATCGCCGGCGATTTTCCCTGATATATAGATCTTCATGGTTGCCCTCCTTTCAGAGCACCGGGCGAGTTCCCCCGCCCAGTGTGCTATCGAATCACTGCATGATGACGACCTTGCCCTGTTCAATCAGGTCTTTCAGGCCGCGCTCGAAATACTCAGCGATGTTGCGTTTCGCTTCCAGACGCCAGATGCCGCCATCCGCCTCGAAAAAGGCGATGCCTTTCTCGCTGTCCACGCGCAGGAGGAATTCGCTTTCCGGCTGCGCGACCTCAAGGAACGTGCGGAACGGCTGCAGTTTGATCCGCGGGCGCACATTAACGACTGCGCGCGCATATGGCGTTAAATCGATCTCCCGGGCAAGCCGCTCGGGGTCTGCGCGCAGAACGCAGAAGAAATTCACGATATCCCCGTCGATGTCGTTCACGGTCTCGATCGCCGATCGCGGTTTGTTGAACAGCACGGCCAAAGAACCGGCGAACGGCTCCAAATAGGATCTGTGCGGCGGCATAATTTGCACGATTTCCTGTGCCATGCCCCACTTTGCGCCGGGGTAATTCAAAATTGCATTCACTGATTCGCCCCCATCACATGGCCACCGCATCAGCGAGTGCGGCCATCGTCTCAATTTTCCCGGGCATGGCATACTCCGGTAGGTTCGCTGCCACAACGGCCGCAGCCATCGGCGGGCAGACGGCATTGCCGCATCTGGCTACTTGCTGCGTCTTCGGGTATGGCTTTCCGGCCGCATCATGGTCGATGATGTAATCCGGCGGAAAGCCCATGGCGTTGTACAGCTCCCGAGGCGACAGCATCCGCAAGCCGATATCCGCGATATAGTACAGCACCCCGCCGATTGACAGGAGCAGCAGGTCATCCGTGCCCAGTGCGTAGCCACAGTACCGGTTCAGCAGATCGCGGATCTGCGGCCAGTAGTGAAGCCGCTCTGATGTGCCGATTTTACAAAGCACTGCCTTGCACCATCCAAACACGCCGCCCGATGTCTGTGTCGGCAGCGGCTCCGACGGCCGTGTGCCGACTTCGTCCCGCTTGTACTTGACCACGTGGGCAGCGCATACCGCATTGTGGTCGATGGCCGTCACTGTCGGCAGCGGCTCTCCCGCTTTCTCACCGTCCACCCCGCTGTAATACTTGACTACATGTGCAGCAACCACAGCTTCCCGGTCGTGGCTCGTGACCGTATGCATCGGCTCTTGCGCGTCCAACGGTCGGCCAGCACTGTAATACTCCACCAGATTCGCGCAGGTAAGGCCGTAACGGTTCGAGGCGTCCACCGTGCAGACTGGCTTATCCAGTCCAGCCGCTCGGGCGCTTTCTGTTTTCTCCGTGTGGTACTGGATCAGTGACGGCGATAGCAGCATCTGGCCGCCGCCACCGCCTGTGCGGACGGTGTTCATCGGCGCGGAGACCGGTGCCCCGACACTGTTGCTGGTGTTCGTCATCGTCAGCGGCGTGAGGACCGGCCGGCAAATGCCTCCGGTGTGCTTTGCCGTAATCGTTTTACACGGCTCTTGGCTATCCGTGACGTGCCCACCTACGGAATGGTTACAATTAACAATGAACGGTGCCCCGGATTTGATCGTGAACTTGTCCACGCCGCGAATAATGCGGCGCATGGTGTTGTCCGCCAGCGGCCGGACGGCGGAAATGCCGTACCGCTCGCGGATTTCATCCTTCGTCGAAAAAATCGAAGGGCACGGCAGCGACCAGTCGATGATCTCCGCGGCGCTGCGCCATGGCAGCAGTTTTCCGCTGCGCACTTCCGCACTGTCTCGCGGGGCGTGTGTGCGCTCTGGCCAGACGACCGCACGTCCGTCGCAGCGGGCAATCAGCACCAGCCGACGTCTGGTAGTCGGCGCACCATAGTCGGCTGCCACCAGCTCGCGCCATTCCACGGTATACCCCAGCGCCCGAAGCTGCCCGATGAACTTTTGAAACGTTGTTCCGGCCAGCTTCTTTACCGGCTTTCCTTTGCGCACTGGCCCCCACGTCTGGAACTCTTCGACGTTTTCAAGGATGATGACGCGCGGGCGCACCTTCGCCGCCCAGCGCAGGGCGATCCACGCGAGGCCCCGGATCTTGCGGTCAACAAGCGCCGCGCCCTTTGCCTTTGAAAAATGCTTGCAGTCCGGCGAGAACCATGCCAGCGCCACCGGCCGACCTCGGCAGACCGTCTCCGGATCCACATCCCAGACAGATGCCTGGTAATGCTCCGTGTACGGATGGTTCGCTTCGTGCATCCGGATCGCTGCCGGGTCGTGATTGATCGCCGCATTGACGATTCTCCCCAGCGCCAGCTCGATTCCCGTGGACGCGCCGCCGCCACCGGCAAAGCTGTCAACGATGATCTCGCCGTCAAGTGTCTCCTGTGTGCGCAGCATCATGTCGCCTCCCCCGCGCCGATTGCGAGTTGTCCGGCGGCATACAGCTCGTACACCGTCCGTCCGCGATCATCTGCCATATACGGCAGGAAGATCTGCTGCATCGGCACATCACAGGATTCGATCAGCGCCATTTGTGCCAGCACCCAGTCGCGCACATTCCGCCACGCGGTCATTTCTGCCTGCTCTCGGTCGGCCTTGATCTTCTGATTTGCAAACACCCGCAGCGTCCCATCCACGGCCGCCGGCAGGCGGAAGCCGCGCGGCCCCGCCGGCGTGTCGATCCCAAACGCGATCGCCTGCGGCTTGCCATTATCGTAGTCAATCATGATCTTGGTGGCGCCGTGGCGTGCAAGCGCGCCTTGGATTTCCCCGATGGACGTATATACGTCCACTTTCGTCGTATAGTTTTTGATTGCCATGTGCCCACCTCACTCCGGATCGCCGAGAAATCGGATCACGCCCTGACGCATCTGCACCCGGTACGGCTCCAGCTCCTCGGTCGTCATGTACTTATGGCCGAATAGTTCTTTCATGTTCTTCCAGTCCTCCCACATGACACGATACACTGCGCGGCCGCGCAGGCACACCAGCACAAAGACCAGCGCGCCCTTCTGGGCGTGCGACTGCATGGCATATGCCTGTTCGTGCGTCACCGCGCTCTGCAGGATGCGGTCTTTGTCCGTGGCCTTGGCCTCGAACACAACGCTGCGGCCGCCGTCGATCGTGCCCTGAAAGTCCGGCTGCGCCTGCTTGGTGAAAACCGCCTCGAACGACCAGCAGCCGCTCGGATTCTGATGCCGGCCGGAAATGACCTTGATCGGCTCCGGTGTCTTGTCGATCTCCGCGTGACAGATTGACCGGTAATACTCACACGCGGTGAGAATCTGCGCCTCGAAGCTCTCGCCGAGCGCGTGACTGATGCTCCCCTGCGCCTGGCGCGCGGGGCTTTTGTCCTCCTCGGCGTGGAAAAACTGCAGCGCCTTTTCATACGCCGCGGGATCCAGCTTGCGCGCCGCCTGTTTCTGATAGCGCGGCGGCAGGCTGTCCATGCTGATACCCATTGTGGATGCTCCTTCCTATGCGGTGTCTTTGATCTCGTAATACTCCTGCCACGGCCAGCCGCTCAGCTCATGCCAGCCGCTCTTGTACTCTGATCCATCGTCAAAGCGATAAAGATGCATACCCCGCCTGGCCTTCGGCTCTTTGCGCCACGTCTCGGCCTTGGCCACCTGATAGCGGATCTCCGGCTTCGCCATGCCGGCGCTGCAGGTATACCGCCGGCGGCGGATGCCCTGCTCGCGGCAGCGGCGCATGGTGGAGCGTGATTCCTTGATGAGGTAGGACGCGAGCTTTGCGTGGTTCTTGCGGTCATCGAGCATCTGGAAGCTGATAGAGCCCGCGCCATTGGTCACCTTTGTCCAGGTGGCGGCGATGATCTGCGCGTCAAAGCGCGGCAGGAGGATGTGATGATGCACGTTCGTCATGTGCTTGGTTTCGAGCACGGCGATGTATTTCAAGCGCTTGCCCGCTTTGGCGTACGCCTTGCGCAGCTCGCGGAGGAACGCCGCCCTGTCCCGCTCGGCTTGCTCTAATGTGATGGTTTTGCACCAGTAGTGCAGCACCAGATGGAAGTCGCCATAATGGTAGTTGCAGTTGATGAGCCAGCGCAGATGCTCCTCGGCCACGCGCTCGTTGATGCGCTCCTGACACTTGGAGGTCTCCTTCTCGGATGATCGCTTGCGCGGCTTGACTTCCTTGCTGTGCACACGGGATGAATACATCTTGCGGTGCTCGACCGTTTCCCCGCACACGACGGTGCGATGTACATACGGCATGATTGCCTCCCTGTCTGTCTCCGGTCGAGTTAGTAATTGATCTTACCGAAGCTGAAAACGCCTTGCGGCGTCAGCGTTTTTCGGCTTGCAGGGCGGGCAACTGTATGCTATAATATATATAGTGTAGCGCGCCCTGTGCGCTATTGGGTTTTCACCGCCTGCGGGTTTGACGATCTTCGCAGGCGGTGTCTTTTTATGTCTCCGGCGGCGCCCACATGACGCGCGCCCCGTGGACGACTTCCTGCCATGGGACGCCCCACAGCTCCGCCGCGCACTGGATCGCTGCGAACGGCGATGCGCACGGTACGACCACGGCCTTGCGCCCCGGGAGCGCCACCCGCGCGCGGCCTTTTGCGGCCCAGCGGTCATGCCGGCGGCGCTCCGCCAGCTCTTCCGTGGACATATAGACGACCTCCGGACGTCTCATGCGACGCCGAGCGCAGCGAAGAGGATGTGAAACAGCCACCCCGCCAGCGCGATGCCGGCGATAAAGGACGCGCAGACGATGCCATCCTCGATACCCCAGACGATGTAGCGGCGCACCTTGGCCTTGGCGCGCGGATCTCCGAATACCTTCATTCGTCGTCGCTCCCCTCTGCCGTTCGGTACAGCATCTGCATGTTGTACGCACATGCGCCGCACACCGGCGTGCCGTGGATGTAGCGGATGCCGTTCACGCTGCCGCAGAACGCGCAACCAGGCGCGTACTTGCGCAGGATGATGCCTTTCCCGTCCGTGTAGATCTCCATGGGGTCTTTTTCGCCGATGCCGAGCGTCCGGCGCAGCTCCTTCGGCAGCACGATGCGGCCGAGCTCGTCGACCTTTCTGACGATTCCTGTTGCTTTCATTGGTTTCTCCTTTCTCATTACTGATATTTGATCGCTGCGCGCAGGGTGTCGATGGGGATATCCAACCCCCGCCCGAGCGCGAGCAGGTCGTTAATGGTCATGCCGCCAATGTTCTGCAGCCTGTTCGCCGCCGTCTGGCGGCAGCAGCCGATCAGGGTCTCCGGCTTGACGCCCTGCACCCGGATCTGCCCATATAGCAGCGTCTGCAGCTGGTCATAGCGGCTGGTGCGCTTCCTCAGTTTTGGCATATGTACCTCTCTCCTTTAAAAAAATGTGCTGATATTGAAAACTTCGGCGCTCTCTGATATACTGCAAATGGAAAACATGGAAATTCTGCGTATGAAAGGATGTACCACTCATGGTAAATGAAGATTGCGCCCGTGATTTGCTGCAATACCTCGACAGTTGTCTTGAAATCAGCAGTACCGGAAAACGTGTCAAGCCCATAAAGCTCAAAAAGGTGCTTCATGAGGAGCCGCTCAGCAATTACACATCCGACGACATTTACAATGCTGCGGAATATCTGGTGAAGCTTGGGCTAGTCAATCTGCCCATCCCGCGCGGCACAGCACTCAAGGGCGGAGCACGTTCATATGTTTTTACAGGTATTTCGGCAAAAGGAACTGAATACTTAAAAGTGACGAGAAATCCAACCACATGGGAAAAACTAAAGTCCCATTTCCCAAGTGTGTTCAACGCTGCCATATCCAGCATTTCCTCCTTCATCCTCCAAGCTGGAATAGAACTGCTGAAGTAAGGAGGGAAAATTCATGGATCACACACTTACCAGAGACGCGAAAAAGGCTCTCGCTACGATCTACAAAGCCTATAAATCGAGGCGCGCAAGCGGAGAAGCAAAATCCTCCGCAGTTTATTTCGATACCGAATCACACGATGCCACCGCCATTGATGCAGCCGTCTCCGACAGCTTGGCAGAGCTGTCAAACGCGAAATATATAAAAACGGACATCTGCGGCAATTACACGCTTACCGATTCCGGTATCATATTCATGGAGAATTTGCCCATCGACACCATAAAGGAATGGCTATCATTCTCCGCCCAGTTCATCCCCTGACAATCCGGTGCAAAAGCGCTCGAAGTCCGCTTCATTTCCGGCTCGGAACCGCTCCACATCAATGCCAGTAATGCTCAGCTCCGCTACACCTTCCTTCACATCGAGGCGGATGCCGTCAACGCCGACGCCGATCATAACGCCGTCGAGCAGTACCGCGCTCTGCCTTCCGTTGCTCGCGATCATCATTTTTGCCGCTTGGTACATGTCCTCACCTCCAATCGAATGGATTGCGCGTGCCTTACGACGCGCGCTTGCTGTGCTCCAGCGCCATCGCCAGCCCCTCCGTGAAGGCGCACAGCTGCGCCTTCTGCATATCGTCCATGCTCTGCATCATGTCCGCCAGCCGCTCCAGCG